CTGTGGGGTTGGAATATTTTATATGCCAAATATTACTGTGAGATTCCTTATATACGGTTAATTTGCCGCTAAGGAACGTATATGATGAGAAAGACGGGGCTGCATTGGATATTCGACTAACGACATCTGACCCTAATTTACTGAATGCAACTGATTTGTTTGCAATATTATCAGTTGCTACCGCTCCATCCTGAAGCTGGGAGGTACCGATGCTATTTGCTGCCATACTCCTATTCTGGATCGTACTGTCCGCAATATTATCTCCTTTTACGACCTTATTGCCCAGCATCGTATTCGTGATGAAGCCCGCCGGTATGGTGAGGCCCTCGGATGTCGGGGTGAAAGTTTTCCAGATGGCAATGTTGGCAGCGGTAAAAGCTCCCACAGTGGTGCCGGATGCGCCCGCACTGGCAGATACGGAAAGTTCGCAAGAAGTATAGGCATAAAAATCTGTCCCTTCTTTCGTGGTTCGAAGCGTTATATTTGTCTTTGTTGCGATGAGATAGCCTCCCAGTGTCAAATTGTTATCAGAGCGGAAGCCGTATATGTCGCCCTTATAATAGATATATCCGGGCGTTACCTGATTGTTACCAACCGTATCGAATCCAGACAGAATGGCAATGTCTTGCACCACACTGTTAGAAGATGCGTTGTAGGAATTATGCCGGGTAGTAACCTTCGCCAATGTCTGAATCAAAGATGCAAACTTTGTAAGGTCAGAAATATATACGGGATTACCCCCGGAAGGTGCAGATGTCAAATATTCAAAAACAACCATATTATATTATTTTTAGTTCCACTTCGATACCATATAGTAACATCGCGTTCAAATCGGCTATGAAATCATCATAATCATTGCTATCTGCCAGTTCTTTGGGAATAACAACAGTTGTGGAGTTGCCAAACAAAGACCCCTCCGTATAAAAATAAGTCGGGGTATTGGCGCCCCCGGAAGAATACATATATACAGGAACAGCCTCCTCCTCTCCGGCAGTATAAAAATAGTTCGCATTCGCACTATTAACCTGGATGCTTATTTGTCCGTATTGCCCGTAATATTTATTCAGTATAGCCAAAACTTGTGCCAGTCCATATTGACAAGCTGCTATCGCGTATGATTTGCGGCGGCTTCTGTCCCAGCTTTCCAGGGTAGGTAATAACGGATATATCAGACTTAATATAAATCGATACAAGGTATTTAATTGGGGAGAACAATATCCCTTTTCTGTGCGAAGACCATTAGTCAGGGCATAATTGGGCCGTAGCACTTGAAATATCAGTTGTTTTATATCAATGGATCGTATCATTACACCGGAGATATATAGATGTCGTTTTTTCCCGTCGGCTCTCCTGGATTAACACTTTGCATCTCCACCAGCTCACGAGCAAAGTTGAAATATCCTGCTGGAATGGTTATTTGACCATTGACAGGAGTAATCGGATCTTCCTTACTTGAATCCGTAACGGATATATTATTGAAATAGGCATCACGAACACCCGGAGCGCTTTTTATTGCAGATTCTATATCGTTTACATACAGTGGATCGTCACCACGTAAATATGCTTGAAAAGACAAAAAAACGTCTTTGATCTGTTGGGTGATAACCGATAAAGAATATTCTTTGGAATAACGGATGTAGAGGGAAGTGCAGTTCAGAACTGCGGGTTCTGCACTGGTAATTTGCATCTGAAACCCCAATGGGAGAAAGCTGTTCATATAATCCGAAAAAGACTGTAACTCGCCTGCAAGCAACGGCGTAATATAACCGTCATTGTCGATCTTCGCTACCTTCATGACAATCAGGCCATTGTCCGTGGACGAGATGGCCAACTGTTTGATGATCTGCTGATCCGGATTTATTGTTGCATATCCATATCGATATGTTTGGGGATCGACGATGGTCAGGGACGCCCCATATTGGAAGGCAAGAGCCGTATCGATATAATATTGACGTCCCATTACCTTTAAGGAACGGGCGGACGACTCGACCGTTTGTTCTGAATTGCTGATCTCCAACCTGATAATATTTAATACCGACGCAACCGTTGATATAATTCGATTCACAATGGACGAGGAACTCGTATTATTCAGGTTCGGCACCAGTATTTTAATATTCGTGCGTATATCGTCGTAAAAACTCATCAGTCACTAACAGTTAATATTTGATTATCTTGTGTTTGGAAATAGCTCCCTTCCGCCGTGATAAAATTAGGGGCCAAAGCCGAGGATATTTCGTCAAATAACGCATTGAGATCAGCATCAGGAATCGAAACACTGTTTAGCGGGTGTTCCTCCATTACCTCCGTTGCGGCATTGTTACGAACGATGTCCGATACGGTCAGCCGCTGCCCGGCATACAGCGTCGGTGTATAGCTGTCCAAGCCGTTAAGGTCCAGATTCTCATCCAACGCATACAGGGAGCCGTTCGCATTGATACATACGTCGTAAATCGTTTCTCCGCCTTTAACCACGTAATCCATTCCTATTCTCCTGCATATTTGGCCCCTATTTCGAAATCGTACAACCCGTCGCTATTTCGGGAATACAAGATGGAAATCTGGGATGCGCCGTCTTCCCTGATCTGCGATTTGGCCCGGGTGACAATGCGCTGTACCTCCCCGTCGGTGATATTATAAGCCCTTTCTTCCATCGCTGTTCCGTATTGGGGCTGGAATATATTCACGCAGGATTTGATGAAAAGCAGTTGGGCGTTTTGCTGGCTGCATGTCGAAGCGACCGCAAAATCCCCTCCGTCGTCACCCTGTACTACGGCAACGTCATTCCTGACAAAATCCCATCGAATATCCTGCATACGCTACAAATATAGGTTTACCTTACGAAGCCGATACATAAGTCTGCCCCGCCTGCGAGATTTTAACTATCACCGTCCCGGAAGCCGGATTCCCGCCGGAAGTTCCGGAAACGGTGATTTGAATCTTGTCCCCCTCCAGCACCGCAGGCTGCCCGTCGATCCTCACTTCCTGCGCCGAACCGGTTATCACTCCTGTTCCCGCGCCGTTCCCATCCGTTACGGCCGTGGCATTCGTGACAGTGATTGTCAGCGAACCCCGGTAACAGGCTTTACCATCCGCCTTCGTCGTCGTGCTCGGAGAAGTAGCAATCTGCGCCGTCGCCGCCGGGGTACACTCCAGCGTACACCCTTGAATAGCAATATACTTTCCCATCAGGTTATCGTTAAATGGCCGTTGTTTATATTCACTTCAGAGCCAGATATAATCACACTATTCGATCCTTGTTGCAGAGTTAGCTGGCTATCTGTCACTCCGATTCGTGTCTGTAATTGACCGTTCCGAAACAAAGATAGATTAGCCGCAATCCGATTAAGATCGAATCTGGTATAGTTGTTCTCATCTTGGGCACGGAATACTGTGACAGATCCGGTATTTGCCACTATGTAATCGACGGCCGGATCGCTGTCGAAGTCGAATTGTAGGCGTAATTCTTCTACCTCCGTCATCGCCACGACAAATGACAGTTCCGGCCGGTCTTCGACAAAACCCACGATAACGACCGATCCGACTTTGGGGTATAATAGAGCGTTAGCATTACCGCCCTGTATGGGCGCGAGGCTTATGTCCGGTAAAGTAACCTCGCTGTCGATGCTAACGCTCATAGTGTTCGTTTCCGTGTCTACTTCTTTGACCGTGCCATACACAAAAGCCACAGTCTTACTTCTGCCTATCAGGTTACGCAAATCGCGCCCCAATGAAGCCATCATCCTGTTGAATTTCTCCTGTCCCATATCACTATTGTCCCGTAAATACGAGGGTTTTATCAGTTACTGTCAGCACCTGGTGAAATCCGTTTTCATCGCACCGGTAAGAGTGCCCTATCACATAATATCCCCCCGACAGATCATCGAAGAGGGTATCTTTGTATTGTACATAGTCGAAAAGCCGAACCGTCGGATATAGCATCGTCGTAATGGTACCCTTGTTGCTGTTGGTACGCAGGCCCGACAATGCGGCATCTCCTACTTGCTTGGCGATCTCCCCGTCCCGGCATTTGATATACGGCAGCGACACCACCTCTCCGTTATCCGCTCCCGTTTCGTATTCGTAGAGCTTCCCGCCGCTGATGTATTTAACCACCACGCGATACTTGTCGAAAAAGCCGTTATTGATGCTGATGTCCCGATCTATGACATTGACCGAAGTATCGAGCTGCACCGTTTCTTTGGCGTTCTCCGTAATACCTACACCGCAATACAGCCTGCCGTCGGTATCTACACGAGAGTAGAGATTATACATCCCCATAACTCGCTCCAGTGCGAAAAACGGCGATATGCCTTTCCAAGTAGAAAGAACGAAGCTGCCTTCCATGGACTTGTCATCGACGGTAAGCCGGTTCCAGTCATCCGCCAGCTTCATGCTGTCCCGGTACTCCTGAAATTTAGGGTTGGCGACCTCGATGATTTCCTGCATCATTGTCTTTACGGCGGTTTCCTGCGTCCAGCTTTTGGCGATTGTACCAAAACGCAGGACAAAAGCGCCGTCTTCGCACTGTATCTGCGTCGGAAAACCGCATACTACATTTTTCACGAAGCCGTCGAAAGCGACGATCTCCGGCATTTCGTAGCCGTTGAATCCACAGATGTAACGCAGTTTTACAACTACGTGCGCTCCCATTATAATTTGGGCATCCTGTTGGTCTATACGGATGTATGATTTGACGTTTTTACCGATCGCATCCCCCGATGACTTCTCTTTGAGAATCGTATAAAACGGCATACGGATATTGGCGGTACCGAATATGTTGTCCCGCGAATCCTCCGTAGTGAACGAAGTAAAAGGACCTATGGAGCGTCCTTCGATGAAAACTTCATTCTTGCAAATAAAGTAATTGCCGACAATCTTGCCGTTCATAGCTTACACGTTGGTTTTAGCCGTCGGAGGTTCCGCCTGCGCCCCGTCACTGTTTTCGACGTACAACAAGGCGTAATCCGTATTTACCTCCAGCAGATCGAGGCTTACCTCCCATATTGTAGAACCTCGCTCCGGGGTGACGGAATAACTCTCCAATACGACATTGAAGATATTAAACTTGTCATTGAGAATCGGATTCTCAATTTCAAATACCCGATCTTCAGCTTTGATCTGCCGGAATAATTCAGCCAACTCTGCGGCAATACCATACCCTATTTCCTTATTGATGACAACATCCGACGATAGCTTATAAGGATTCAGCATATCGACAGAGTTCGGTTTGGATTCCAGCTTGAACGAAATATTAACGCTTGTCGGTTCGTTGGCAATCCGTTCGAAAATCGTAGGTCCATCGACAAGCTGCGAACGGCTTATCAGCTTACTCCCCTGTATGGAAATATCGAATCCGACAGGCATCAGATACTCGTCGAAAGCGATATAATAATCAGTTGTCGGTTCCGTCCGATCTAATTCTTCGGATGTAAAAATAGGCCTATTGAGTGTCGAGCGGTCGAAGCGCGATTTGGCAACCTGATTTCGCAGCTCTTCCGGTGTAGGCTTTCCGGTTCTCTGACTTCCTCCATTGGTAAATACCTGCCGCCATACTCCCGTTTCGGCAAGGACGAGTTTCGCAGCAGACAGCCCGCTGTTAATGGCATCGGCAACAGGCCCCGTAATGCCGCCGATAGCTCTCCCCGGTGTGGAAAAGACCTCTTTCGCTGAATTTATAACGCGGTCGATCTTACTCTCGGTACTGGTTTCATTTGCTATCTTTGCCATATTACGTTACACTGGTTGCGTTGTTCAATGCGATCGTCAATCCCCGCACTACTACCTCCTCGATCTTGGGTTCCAGCTTGCGGCCCAGCTCCTCGATGTTCTCCACCGAGGCGATGTTTATATCCATATCAACAATCTCCTTGTTGAAGTTGATGAAAACCGACTTCGACCCCTGGGACAAGTTAGAAACGGTTTGCGCATTAGGGTCTGTTGATCCACCTCCCGTTCCTGTGATGCCCCTCAGTCCTGCGGGAAACAAGTCACTAATGGCCTTAATTCCGAGTTTGCTTAATGTAGGTTTCCTTATCTTTTTTGTATCGTCGGTATACCGCCAATTAAAATAAGAGGATGTCCCTACAAATGCGTCGATAAACTCGTTGGAGTTAAGTTTGTCATACGCCGCTTGCACAATATCACCGTGTCCAGCTTCTCGAGCGCGTTTCGCCGCGAATTCCGCAATGCGAGAGACCTCGCGGCCATACGCCTTTTTTTTGGCTATATTATTAGCCATTGTCGTAAATAGGGCTGCGTCTTTGTTGGTACTCAAGCCCCAAGTCATTCGCACGCCCCCCGTTTCGGGGTCAAATTCCCCATATTGCTTTTGGCCAAAGCTAATACCATTTGCTATCGAGCCAATAGTGTTTGCTATGGTTTGGATCGCCGACGCAAAAGTGTCGAGTTCCAAAATAAATTGATCTAACTTTGCCCCGACTTTATTAACATCGATATTGCTTATCCAGTTCACGATCTTATCGCTCAGCCAGCTATACAGTTTCTCGTTGGCTTGGGCGATCTTGTCCCAGTAGGGCGAAAGGCCGTCGGCAATACGCATCCAGAAGTTTTCTTTGGCCAGCGCGATCTGTCCCCGGGCCTTCATTACCGGATGCGATTCGACAAGCTCGTTGAACTCATCCAGCACCGAGCGCAGGTTGCTTTTGTTCTTGAGCCAGTCGCGGTAATCGCCCTGAACACCCCGCTCCTCCATCATATTCATCGCCAGCTTGCCGATGAACGGAGCCTGCCCGACCAACTCCCGGATGTCCCGAATACTCGGCACGGCCTGCCCTAACAACTGCTGCAAATTGACGTTCACGCGCTCGAAGCTCAAACCGCCCACGTGAGCGATCTTGCCGACAATTTCCGCCAGGTGCGACGCCTCCTCCGGGGTCAGCTTCTTGCCGTCCACGTTCAAGCCCGTAAACATATTCATCGCATTCAGCATCCCGACACGGCTGAAACCATATTCGGCCGCTAACTGCGTCGCACGGTTCAGCGTCGCCTGGTAGTTGCCGCCCAACCCTTTCTCCGCCATCCGCATCTGCATAAGATTGGAGGCCGCCTCCGCCATATTGTTCGAGTTCAACATCCGGGTGCCGACCAGAAGAGGCAACCCGGAGGACGCCAGGCGCCAGGCGTGCACGCCCATCCATATTTTAGCGGCCCCTATAGCTACTTGACCGAACGCACCGAGGGCCGGGATAGCCTTTCCCGCAGCTCCCGCTAAAGAAGTAAAGATTTTCCCCAGATTAACGGCATTATACCGCAAGCCGGAGAAAGAGGAAACATTGTTGAAGAAGCTGTCCTGAAAGGTCTTGACCCGCTTTTGGAACACGCCCAGCCCGTTCTGCCAGCCCGCCTGCGAGAAGCGCCACTGTCCGAACTGGCGCAGATGCCAGCGAGCGCCGATGTTGAGCCGCTCCTCCAGATTGCGCTGTTTCCACTTTCGCGCCGAGCGAGCAATAATATCCTCTTCCGGAAGCTTCAACCGTCGAGGAAGGTTACCGGCGGTTCTTACGTGGATGTCCTTTGCCGCCTTCTTGAGCGTTCCGAGCTTGGCAATCGTAGCGTCCAACTGCGAATCATCGACCCGCAGCTGGAGCTGAATGCTATATACCATATTACCTGCCATCAGTTTCTCTTAAAAGGTGCAAAAAGGATTGAATCGATGATTACCAGAGCCGCAGTATAATACTTGTCGATGTCATAGGCCGACATCTTATCTTCCAGTCCCATAATCGGTTCATGGAAGATATAGGACACGATCATTTTCTTGTACAAAAATGGATCGTCCTCGGCAATGTATTCTTTTAGTTTGGTAGTTATACCATCGGATTTGAGGACGGCTCCGTTTCTAACAGTCCCCAAGTAGATAAAAAACGGTTGATGTCCTCCTGCACATCCTCATTGTTGAACAATGATATGCATGCTACCAAGTCGTTCTGAAGGTCTTTAACGACCTTTTCGTCGTCGATGGTCATCTTGACGAAACGACAGGCAAGATCGGCCGTTTCGTCGAGGTCACGGCCAGCCTGAATAAGCGACAAGCCAAACTTGGTATGTTCGACGCTCGTCCTGGAAAGACGGCAAACATTAACCGTTGCGGATGTTTCGATCTCGACAAGGCCGCCTTTGCCGTCCGCACCCCGTTTGAAATAGGTGACTTTTACGGGATAGGTAGTGATAGGATTTGTTCTGGACATAATTTAATACATTTTTAGTTGTTAATAAAGGGGCGGCACAACCGTCCGCCCCGATGATTTTTCAGACCAGTGGCACGATGTTGCGCTGCACGCCTGTACCTCGCAGGGACAAGGAGCCGGTCGTTTCGACATCATTGCGGTTCACGCTGCCGCCCTGCTCCTGCACCATCGCATTGAGAAGCGTATAGACAACGGTGCGAGGCGTCGCCAATCCTTTCATCGCATAGCTCCACGAGATGCTGAAAGGTGCAAGCTGATGCATGGCCGCGATCTGCTCCGTTACGGGTAGCGTAGCGTTAATCGCATCGATAAGGGTCTGCTGCTCGCCCTCCTGAAGCGAAAGGTTGGCGGTATAAGTAGCATTCGCTTTCTTGATACCAATGGGATCTACGGAACCGATGGCGAATATCTCCTGAATATTCTGACTGAACGTATAGGACAGCTCAGTGCCGGTATCGATAGACAGGCATGTGCCGTTCGAGAGCGTGAGGTACATCTGCACCTCACTGCTCGCTACGATTATATCCTGATGATTCATGTTCTGTACTACTCTAAAGATGTTACGAAGAAAGTGGTGATAAACGCCTCCCGCAGCGTGGCATTGGGTAGGATGCGGATCGTGATTGCGAAGGCCCGACTTTTCACGAAGTTACCGTCTTTGGCCTCCAAAGTAACCTCGATCTCACTCGCATCTCCGCGCGACAAACGCGGCTGAATATAGTTGCTGCGGAACGTAGCCAGAATCGCCGACTTGTACCCGGCATCGATGTCACCTGAAGCTGTAACCGGAACCTGGGTATTGATGAGCTGCTGGAAATAGTACTCCGCATCGTCGCATACTCCATTTGCGACGCGCACGAACTCAATAGCTGACAAGGCGTTAGTCGATTTGTTGAGCGTCGCACCGTCATTGTAGTAAACACCGCTGTTGCCGGGACGGGTGCGGGTGAAAAGGTACTGCTTGGCCCCGATGTCGTCGATAACACTCCGAGATACGACAGCGACATTGGACGCTGCATTCGCTGTCGTGGCATTGACGAAATAATCAACCGGGCTTACGCTTCCCAAAGTCATCTGACCGATGGACTGCGCCGGATTGATCCCGGCAAGAATACCGAGAGCGCGGCCTACGTCGGCAGTGTATGTCGGATCGGGAGTTGTCAGAGCCAGTGCAACGCCATAGGCATTGTACGTATCGCCACTGGGCAAATTGTTAATATCCTGCCCGATACGTCCGGCATCCAGCACCGCGACCATACGGTAGCTTTCCGCAAACATATCCTGAATCAAGCCTTGTACATTCTGGATTGCTCCCTTACTTTTCGTCAAATCCTCCGCAAGACCGGAAGTCGGAACTGTGGTATTGCTGGGATATACGAACCCGATAAGGCGCGGTCTGTTATCCCACAGCGTAGCGGTGGTTTGTCGGATTGCCTGTTTAATAGCAGACATCTGTATTGCTGAAATACCTTTTTCCTTCGAATAATCATAGCCTACCAGCCACAATTTAGACCCGCTCCCTGCCTTCGAGTAAAACTCCGAAACCTGGAATTTGGCTCCAGCGTCCAAAGTGGAATAACCCCCCAGCTTCTGCGCTTCTTCCAAAGAAGCAACCAGGACGGGGGTGTCTATAAGAGGAGAGGCCGAAGATACGGGAAGCACCAGCATCGCCACCCCTTCATTAGATGAAGAAGTGCCGATCGCGGTATCCTGCAATTTGACGGTTACACCTGTTCTTGCCATAATATCGAATTTTACTGTTATACTTTAGATGCCGATTTACGCCCCGATTTAGCGCCTTCTTGTCCGGAATTGCGCCGACGGGCAAGTTCGGCCCGCGCCTCTTCCAGCGTCATAGAAGGAACTTCGGCTTTTTGCTTCTCAGAATCCGGGGAGGCATTGCGTGCGCTCATGGACTTGGCGAACTGCGCGTCAAACATCTTGTCGAGTTCTTCACAAGTCAAAGGCTCCTTTCCTTCCTCTATTGAGCACCACCGAACCTGCTTATGGACCCGAAGGGCGTCGGTCATACGGGATTCTGCCTGCCACTGCTGACGATACATATTCCCATCATCCGTAATGAAGACCTTTCCGAATTTCGCCGTAACGATCAGAAGGTTTTCAAAAAACTCGTCTTTATAGTTTACCATAGTGGATAATTTTCTGATTGATTAACATTTCCCGGCCCATTAAAAAGGCCGGGAAACACAAAAATTAGGGTCTGGGCGCTATATATTTAGCCGGTACGATGTTCACGATACCTTTGCCGCCCTTACGAGCGCTACCGGCACCGAAACGCATATCCATCGAGAACTTCCAGCCATACGAGTTCGGATCGGCAACGACATGTACGTTCGTGTTGCCCATCGCCAGAATAACCTGCGAGGGGATGAAGCTAATAGCCAATCCGTATGCAGTAGCGGTCAGTACCGGCGCGGTATATTCCGGAATGGTACCGTTCGCCTGAACCTTGCCGTCGCAGTAAAGTTCTGGATCGACAACCTTCGATGTCGCCGTGTCGTAGGCCGAAGTTGTCGAACGCGACATGAAGTTGAAGGCAGAGTACTTGCCCAACATCGGACGCATCTCACCGGCAGTTTTGGTCAGCAGGCTCGTGAGGTACGGATTCGAAAGAAGCTGCTCCATGTAGGCGGCATCCATCACACAGTCGATGTCGCCATCCTTGATGTCGTAGTTCCAGTTCACGAACTTCGTCTGCGCCTTGATAAGGTCGTTGGGCGATAGCTCCAGCAGGTCACCTGTCGCCTTCGAGTTCACCGGGAAGGCATCGGCTGCGGCGAAATGCTTGACAGTGCCATCAGCAGCAACACCCGACATCGGGACACTTGCGCCCGCACCTTCCGCAATCTTCTGGAGGGCGTAGTTGTGGATGGCGTTCACCATGAAGCGCACGGCTTCGCTCTGCCCCCACGAACGATCGTCGTAGGCGAGGATGTCGGTATTCGCCGCCTGCCAGAGAATAGGCTGAAGGGAGAAAACCTTGGTGACAAGACCAATGGGGTCGTCATCATAGAGGTAGTCAGCCACGTTCAGCGGAGCACGGTCGCCGTAGTAGATTTTCGGACTGATCGCCGATTCTACCCAGATGATACCCTGCTTGTCCGAGCCACTGGTGCGGGCGCATCGAGCCGCCCAGGTGTTGGCCGGGAGCAACTGTTGGTAGAAGAGCGAAAGCCACTCGACAACGGCCAGGTCAGGGGATTTCGTCACGAAATCCGAGGAGTTGGCGCCGGAGGCCAACTTTACGGCAGTGCGTTCCGCGATCGTCGAGAGTTTTTCGTACCGGCCTTCGCCATTACGCACATTGATATTGCCCATGAAAGCCTTGAAGCCTTCATCTGAGCTTACGATAGCTGCAAGCTCCCGGGCGGCTTCCACTTTCGATGCGTGCTCCGGACGGCAAACGTCCGTAGGCGCGACAGTAAGCAGCCGTGCCGCAGCGTTGAATTTCGTCTTGCCTTCAGTTGTGGCAAGGAATTGATGGAGTGTTTTGTTCGTTTCCATACTTGCTTTCAGGTTGATTTTGTGGGGATCGATGATTTGTGCCTTGCCCGCCTCACTCGTCGCCTCCTTATGCTGCACACTCGCCTCCGCAGCTGATGCCAGGGTCGTGGGTTTAGGCTCGGGTTCCGGCGCTTTCTGCGGTTCAGGCTGCTTCTCGGCCTCTTTTCCGGCCGCTCCGAAAAACGACTTCAACTTGGTTACGATCTTCTCGGCGATACTCTCTGTATCTTCCGCATTAAGCGTTCGAAGCTCTGCCTCGTTTTCTGCCGCAGGGACAGGCTCCGCAGCGGACAAAGTAGTCGCCTCCTTTGCGGGGTCCTCCTTCTGGATCGTCCCGTCTTTAGGGTCTTCTTGCGTCATGTTGCTTTTGTATTTATTGATAAGTGAATGATCTTTAGCCGACAAGGTTGTTATGCGTTCCGTCTGGCTGGGCGCGAACTCCGCAGCGAGCATAACCTTTTCGCCCTTGAAATCCGAAACCGCATCGGAATTGGACTGGAGAGAGCATAACGATACTTCATATACAAGGAAGTAAGTCGCATATTTAACTCCCGTGGATTCATCTTCTATCTCCCGGCTGACCCCTCCGATGGAAACAGCCCTGTAAAATCCGTTTTCGTACAGGTATTTCGCCGTTTTACCCCGCTCCGTCCCCTCGGCAAATTTCAAAGTACCGATCCAGTCGTTGCCTTCCCGGTGAATATTTACGACATTTCCGATAGGTTGGCTATCCCAATCGTGATTCTCCAACAGCACCGGATTCTTTTCATAACGCGACCAGTCGATACCGTCGGACAAAACGACCATATCATAATCGTTGATCGTTTCGTTACTCAATACCTGCCTTAACTCTGCCATACAAAATGCGTAATTTCCTGCCCAAATATAGGTTTACCTTTGATTGCTAAATAAACCTCCCGCAACGGAAAAAATATTTTTCCGACATACCAGCACAAGAACAGCCAAGACGATCCAAAATCCCTTCATCTGCGTCTGCTGCCACCACGTCAATTTACGTTCAACCTCGACGATATCCGTATTCACCCGATCGCGGTAAATCATACTGTCCCGATATATCACCTCTTTCTCTGTTGGTATGGGCTTTTTCTGCGGCTTATTTGCCAGCGAGTGGAACAACGCCCCGTCGGGAGTTATTAGAGCGTCAGAAACGGCGTATGACGTTTCCAAATGGCTCGTTGTATCTCGGACTGTCTGACGCTCGATTTCAATCGGAACCTTGACAAACACCGTGTCCGGGATATACTCGGTACGAACGACGGTTTCGACCCGCACACTGTCCTGCGTCGAGGTCGTCAAATGACGACAGGGACAACAAGCGACAGCGAGCACCGTCGCGATTCCGCAGAGTATGACCTGCTGCAGCTTCATCGGGTCATCGGAATATAGATGGTCTCTCCGGCCGGTTTGGACAACAGTTGTTTTCGCTGCCTCCCATCTTGATTCTTATACCCGATATGCACCCAGCGAGGCACTCCAGCGGCATCCTCGTTTTCCGAAATCATCTGATCGAACCGCTTGCCCCGAAGCCATTCCCGGCAAAACGACTTGAACTCCCGGAGCCGTCCGTTGTTAGGCACCAGATCGACGGCCCAGCCGACGCAATGCGCCGAGGTCGCCGAACCGCCGACGGCCTTGTTCAGTCGATAACCTCTATATCCGGACGAAACGGTCAGGGCCGGAGTTCCCCAATGTTCGTTCGCACACAACACGGCCCACGCCTCCCGCAGCGGATCGATCAGACGGTCGATCATCTCTTCAAGGTTGCGGCGATGTTCTTCCGTCGGCGCATTGTCCAAATTCATCTTTCGGGCCGTTGCCGAATAAGTGAGTTCCTGTAAAGTAAAATGTTTCATTTCGACTGCTGTTTTTTGGATTCTTCCCGCGTACGGTCGAGCGTGCGGAGCAATTCGATAATATCTTTGGGGTCTTTGGCGTGCGCCAATTCAGCCACGATGTCGCCGATCTTCGCTGCCGACGACCGAGCCGCCCGGAGATTCTCCCGCACGCTCCACGCCTCGATACACACGGCGATCACGGCTGACACGGCCGACGCATAGGGCATCGACCAAATCCCGAACAACAGTCCCAATACATCGACGCACATGAACAGCGCCGTCACCTTGCCGTAGTCCCCGAATTTGGTAAAGGTGCGGCGAAGCCCGTGAGAATCGATCGGCAGCTTCAATGCCCGCGCCTTGCGAATCCCGGCCCGCATATCGACCATTACGGCGATAAACATGACAATCCAGATGATAATTTCCGCCAGTGCAGCCCGGCGGACCGTCAGTATATCCACACCGAAAATATCGGCAACCCCGTCAAACATCACAACCACGATTATCCCTCCCAAAAGGTATATTTCTCTTGCATGCGGGCTATATATTCATCTCGCTCCCCGGCCGTGGCATCGCGCCACGTCCCGGATTTCTCCCCGGGGAGTTTTACTCGTCGGGTAAGGTAAAGCCGCTCTTCGTCCGACACCTCGGCGGCCTGGGTGATGTAACCGCCCTCATCGGCGATCTGCTCCGTAAAAGTTGTTTTCTGTTCTTTCATAGCAAATTTTAGTTTATGCCGTAGCGAATGAAATATGTTTGCCCTGAGCCGCCGTATTGACCGCATACCAGTCTGCTTGCTGCGGATCGGTCAGCTTGGCATAGACATCCGCATGGACCGTGACCGTGATGGCCGATGTATTGGTCGCATTCTCCACCAGATACTGAAAAGATTCGAGCGTAAGCAGCGGGCTGTCCTTCAGATCGACATTATATCGTAATTGTTGGAATTTGACATTCTGGAGACTCTTGCAGGCTGTAAATGCATCGTTGTGGGTTGCATTTTCGAATGTTACGCCTCCGACAATCGTGACCAACTGCCGACATCCGTAAAATAGATAAGTACAATTTGAAAACCGCACAAACGTCGATTCCGGACATAGGTATATAGTCTTGAATTTGCTCGACGTGAAAGCGGAATAAGCTGTCACCCGGACGGAATTCGTAAACTGGCTCGGAGCCTTCCGAGGCGGAAGATTCACCGGAATATCAACACTGTAAAGCACCGAATCCCAGTTCGAATTATTCAATACATTGTGTGACAGACTGTATATTTGGGTCATCACACTGTTGGAAATACCCGTCACGGAACCTACGGTCCAACTCTTGCTCGATGAATTCCACACCGCACCGGCCGCCACGAACAGATCGTGCAGAGGGCTGCCGGAAGGAGTGGACGGCACCCTTTCGGAAAGTTTAGCATCGATTTCTGGACCGGTAAAAATACTTTTATATACTGTTGCCATATAATTTACTCTATTTCCGTTACACGATCGTTCCTGTCATCCGTTTTGTCCGTAATCGTCACTCCCAGTAATTCTTCTGAGGGGTGCAGTTCGTCGTATGTCGCATAATCCACGATTCGGGTTTCATACTGCAACTCTACGACTGATACGCTGGTACCTATTTCCCGATCGAAAGCCTGGGTCGTATAGGTCCGAAAGCCCTGATAAAGAGGATAAAAATTATATTTTCGGATCAGCTCGCCAAAGTCCTCTCCCTGTTTCGACTTTTCGATATAACTGCGGACCTGCATAGCCAGGTTGAGCGTCTTTCGTTGCTGTTCGTTGAACGAAGCCGCCGTCTGATCGTTGAAATTGGCGATTATGGAGAAAGAAATTGCCACTTTATCCATGATAAGACCGCCGATATGCACATCCGCCCGGGGGCTGTTGTTCACACTCACGGCAACGCACGGAAGAACCGTATTGATGATTCCCCTTCCGTCGTCCGTTACCGCTCTGACAGCGATTTTCTCCTTCGTAACTACGGGAGCTTTGCGTAAGGACTTAACAAAAGCGTCTATAATATCTCCGAGCATACTCAATGACTATCTACTGCGGACAAATATAGGTTTACCTTACAAATCGCGTCTGTGTTTGGTAAAAAAAGCATCTAACAGGCGGTCGAAACGCGCTTTCGTTACAGAGCCTACACCCAGAAACTGCCTTTTTTTGACCGGACCGTCGTATTTCCACCGGCCCCGATGCACATCGCCCCGCTTTGCCGATCGGTAAGCAGTATGATGAGGAGGCATCCCGCCCTCGTTGTGCGCCCGGGCAAATGGAACGTCCGTCCCTACAAAAATATCGGCATCATTGCGTCCGATACGACGAGAAATCCACTTGAAACTCTTCTTCAGAAAGCCGTTGTAATCCAATTTAGGGTACCTGATGTTGCTTTCTCCGCCGAAAGCCGTACGATCCGGCCATTTACCGCCCGGAGAGCCGGCGAAACGCTCTTCTTTGAAACTTTCGTGCGTCTGTTCCAGCATCTCCTGCCCGAGCTGTCGCGGAATATCCCGGACTACCGTCGTCCGAAACTGGCGAAGATTGCGGATGAGATCGTCTATATCCGGCATAATTACTCGTTTTTGTCGTCGGATTTCTTATTTTTACGTCCCTTGTTGAACATATCCGACACTTTGGAGGTCAGGGAACTCACCCAGGAGGAATTATTGACCTTCGTATCTATGTCGTCGGCGCTCATCCCGATTTTGGCATATACCTCCGGCTTGAAACGCATACCCTGTTTGGCTGCGACGCTTCCGGCGCGTTCGAAGGTGTCGATGGAGATCGTCTCATTCGGAATCTCCACGAGTTCCGCCCCAAGAAAACGGTCATCCTTGAATATGCGGGCCAGCTTGGACAGCGTAGCGGGCATATTGAACATCGCCAGACAGCTTTCCGTATCGTCATCCAGAATGTCGCGATACATGTTCATATGGATTTGTGCCAGTTCTTCGGAATTGGTATTCTTCTCGGTAGCGCCGAGCAGCGTGCCGCCGGTCACCAACTGCATGATCTCCGACCGGTATTCGCTGATATACTCCTTGAATACCCGGAAGGCATCCGCATACGACTGGGTGTTGATAGGATTGACTTCGACCTGATACAGACTTTTACCCCCGTTTGCATATTCGTTGCGGAAAGGCACGACGGGAATGGTCATCGGATCGAGTTCCTGGGCCAGCGATACGGCAATGTCCTTGGCATCCTCGTTGTTGGCCATATAACCGATTACAGTCAGAGGAAACGAATATCTTTTTGCCAGAGCGCCCCAGTTGTTGTACATATCCACGATCCCGATCATGGCACGAGAAATGGGTTGCAAAAGTCCCAGCCTGAAATCCTGGTCCGTCGTAGGCTCGAAATAGAAGAGGTTATCCCATTTGTCCGCAGTGACAATACTGTAATAATCGTAAGTCATATTCCGCAGCCCCCGGTTGAAAATATCGATGTTCCGCAGCGGAAAATCTACGATCTCCCAATCTTTGGTATCGATGCAGAAAACCCTCACTCCGTAAAACTTCGACAACAACAGTTCCCGCATGAACCCCTTGAACCAACGTGTGCCGGTGTATGTTTCCGTCATCGATTTGTCGATTTTACCGTTGATTTTGAAGGCAAAATCTTTCTTTTTCAACGGAGTAAGGCGCTTTTCGATCTGGGATTGCAGAAACGGGCTGGACTGAATACACCACGAATAGAGCGTATCGAGATACACCAGATTACTGTAATTCAACGCATTATTTATGGCGTTACGCCAATATGACGGCGTGAACTCCGCATAGTAATTGTTGAACAGGTACTGGGATTTGACAGAACTATTCCCGACCACCTGCGGGACTGTAAACGGATTGATCGCCGGAGTATGAAATTTAGCCATATTATCCTCGATATTGTCTATTTATCGTAACCAGCACGCCTTTCGTGCCGTTTTCCTGCAATTTGGAGGCTCCGTTTTCCATCGAAACCTGCCCTCCCTTCAGCTCTTTCAGCGTGATGTTGGCCTGCTCGAAATTCGCTTTCAGCGGCTCGCTGATCTGGACGGAGGGAGCGCATACGTTGTAAGCCGTGAATACCTTGAGAATCCAAAGCAACGTCTGATCTTTCTCCTCCTCGTCGGTAATGGACAACAGATCTTTGATGTCGTAATAGTTGCCGATCTGTGCATACACGTTCGCCAATGCCGTATTGTAGGCATTCCGTACAATATCGGGGTATAACTCCTCAAACTCCTGCAGCTGAACCGGAGATACCCATTGCAACAGCTCCGATTTTCGGAAATACATATCCGTAATATTGACCTGAACACCCGACACATAAGCCGCAAGGCCGGAAGAAGCGTCCGAAGTTCCCGCCACCATCAGAATTACGGTAGTGTAATCGTGCGTGAACTCAAAAGGAAGGGCTTGCGTCACGGCCGCCACGTTTACAGGACGGTCGGCAATCTGCTCTATCCCCGAGCCATCAGAAGCGACAAGGAAAATGGAAACTTCGAAATCCCCGCCGTGTTGCGGGAATATGACCCGGCTTCCCTCCTCCAGTACCGCCGTTTCTATACGGCACGACAAACAGGCGGCATCCGGGGCTGAACTTACAGCACCCTCCTCCGAAACGGAGTATCTTTCATTTTGCCAGGCCGACGGGTCCGGCTTGAATATGACAGCCATATATTTTTAACTTAACATGCGTTTTTGGCAACCTCCGCGTCGTATCAGGTAAGTATGCCCGTAAGTCCCTCTCGCAACGACCATATCGCGCGACAAAAGGGAAACCCCCTTGGCACAAGCATCCGGGATGTCGTCTTTCTTGAGTTTGTTGTTGTTCCGGGCGAAACGCAGGAACTGATCTATGGTAATTTCGCATACGCCGCTCTCCTTGACCAAAGGAGAGAAAATAAATTTGCCATTGCGGAACAGAGGTTCCAGCGTCGCCTCGATAAAAGTGAACTTATCCCCGGTATTGCGCGTGTCCCAATTCAAAGGACATACCCACCCCCGTTCTTGCTGGAACATCTCGAAAGTCGTCTCGAAATCCAGCGGCAGCTGTTTTTTCTCCATCAGTATGCGGGGTGCAATCGGCGCTTCTCGGTAAAGCTCATAGATGTTTTCCAGCATCTGGCGGGTAGTACCTTGCACCGCCCGCACGTCGATAAGCCAGATTTTTCCCCGCGCCTGCCCCAACAACACCGAAGCTTTGTAGTCATTGACCTCCCGATCTTTGGCCGACGGGTCCGTATAAATGATACAATCCACAAATTCCGACGCAGGAGGCAATTCGCCCCAGTTGATCTTCTTGAACACCTCGCCTTCACCCTCGTCTGCATACTCACCCTCCATGAAGCGCCTTTGCTGCATCAGACTCATAGTCGATAACGTACCCAGATAATCTTCGGAAATATGTTCCAGATTATCATCGACGCTGAAGTGCATTACAAGCGACTTTTTTACTAAATCCGCATCCAGCGGCTCACCATCGGCCCCCTTGTGCAGGAAAAATTGCTGGTAGGTCCAATGCAACTTCGTCGTGGGATTGAGGGCAAGCAACATGATATTGGAAACCGGGCTTCCCTCCTTTGTCCTTATCTTCTGCGCCATACGGGTTTTGAGAATGTCAATGGGCTTATGATCCACCTCCGAAACCTCGTCCACGAAAATATGTCCCCACTCCGTCGAAAGAATCTTGTCGAACCCCGAATCATCGTCCCGCGAAGAGCGGATAGATGCAAACTGAATATAAGCGTCATTGTAAAACCGAAGCAGGTTATCTTTCCCGTTGTATTTGGCGAACGGCTTTCCTTGTACGGTGATCTTCTGGTAGGAGGAATACCCGTTATATCCGGCGATCGCATTCAATACCGCAGGCAGTGTTTGCAGGATCATACCCGACTGAAGCGACGTAAACGTATTGCGAACAATCAGATTATTGGCCCGGTAGGCTATGCACTGAACAATCATCCAATACAAAATCAGGAACGTCTTGCCCGAACGGGAGGCCCCATAAAACAAAACACTCGTATAATGCCCCGAATTAAGGGCATTGTACATCGCAACCTGTTTGGGGTTTAAGGGTATGTCAAGATTTAATCTTCGCACCTGAATCGTCCGCAGAACGCACTAAATGAATTTCTATGCCTTCAATGTCATTCTCGTCCCGGATTTCCCCGATCCTCTCATTCGTTTCACTCGCCAGCTTCAACATCGAAACCAGCGTCTTCATCGCCGTAAGTTTGGAGTTCAACACATCGACCGCTGATTTCGTCTTCGCATCACGCAACTGCCGACGTACCATCTCAACATCCTCCAAAAGCCCCAGCGATTCGAAAGACGCCTTGGCCCGGTCCGACATCTCCGGCACAACGACTTCCGAAAAATCACTTTCGACCTTGCGCTGCCGCGAGGGGTAATCCGCGATCAAATCCGCAACCGTACCTATTTTCGAATCCGAATCCATCATTCGCTATCCGTAAAATCAATGACACGATCAACTCCATCGGAAAGATAAGCTGCCAAAAAAGCGTATTTATCAGCCGCCGTATCGCCCCGACTAAAATCAGCCTTGAACAACTTACCATCCCGCGTTTCAATGTCGATATGACCTGATCCATCCTCCGACGAAACAAGCAGGTGTATACCCCGTATCTCATCCGCCGAAAACTGCAAACAGGCATCTTCTGTCCGAAGTAAAAACATAAATTCCGATTTTTATCCGAAGCAAATATAGGTTTACCTCTCAATACCCCGATTTTTTACCCCCACGCGCAAATCAAAATCCCGTTTCCTGAAAACATTTTCCAAAAATTGCCCAAAAATGCCGGTCCGAAAATATAGCGAACATTAGATACAGCCGAGGGGGCGCCGGCTGTTTACCCCGGAATCCGGCAGAGGTACACGGACACACGAAGAACACCACACAACGACAAACGCCAGCAAAGGCCTGTTTTCTTTGATTTGGCGGCACTTCCTCTACACTGTGGTATAGTTTATCGCTCCGGTGTGCTTTGTACAAAATACGGGCTATTTGTGTGGGTTTCTCGAAGAGAGAAACCAACACCGGGAATATATTGTATTTCTCGACAGAATACCAACCAAACACCAACAACTGCACAATAAACAGTAATACAGTGTATTACATCACCAATAAACACCCCATACACACCCCAAACACAACGAAGTAACAAAAACAAGCAAGACAAGCAACCGCAAAAGGGTGAAAGAGTAACAAATAGCCGATTTCCCTACATGAATTAAAATGTAATTTGTTGGGAGTATTAAAAAACTACTACAATTTACTACATTATTGGGAGGTAATAGAAATATAGATTTTATTGTAGATTATTATAATTTACGGGTAGTATAATATAAGCATCAAAAGGGTGTATTTGGTAGTATTAGTTGTAGTAGTATGGGGATATTATAAAATAAACGGAATTATCCATTTTAGGCTTGTTTGCCTCTATATCATAAAGATACGAAAAGATGTGGGAAGTAGGGAGAAATGCCCTACTTTTTGCTACAAATTCGCCGAATAAGGCAAGCTCTTTATATAGTCCTCCATAAACTGCCAGTCAGGAGCACCATCTTTTGTAATCGGCAATAGGATTTTTGTTCCCTTTACATATTTGCCGTATTTTCTGCCAAACGAGTATTTGGGGCGCTCTTTGTCGAGAATCGTAGAAAGAAATAATCCTGTGTACTGGTTAATGTGCTCTCCATATCCCAATATTAAGTCTCCAGATGCCATAAAATCCCTATCCATATAATTAGTATATCCAACAGACCCCTCTCCGTTACAGATAAAAATAACGCAATTACCTTTGCTCGCTAAATTCTCATCGTATCCACATCGTGTCATAACACCATTGGAGTCTTTTTTTGCACCAACATAAAAATATTCATTTCCCGATGGGAGACTATATTGTGAATGCACTTTACCTCTTTCAAAAGTGTGAAATAAATCAGATACTCTAAACCAATCCCATTTAACGCAATCAAGGTTTATAGCGGCTGAAGATATGGATTTGTTATTATATTCCCCATTCCAAACTTTTCTTGATTTTGATGGTAGCGCAGGTATAATATTATGCTTTACAATATATTCGATATAATTCCAATCGGGGTTGTTGTCATCAATACTTGGCAATAATATGCGTGTTTTCTTGATAATATCCATTTTGAAAGACCGACCATAGTTGTATCTAAATCGTTCTTTATTTAAGAGTGCAACAATGAATACTCCTCGTATCTCATTAAGAAAAGGAGCCCGAAGTATTACGATGTGGTCTCCACAAATAAATTGTTCATTTTGATAATATATGGTTGCCGTTGTGTCACCAATGGTAATTGCGTTGCCTTGTTCTATTTGTGTGAAATTCTCGTTTTGCACAAACTCTTTGCACCCATTGTTGGTGTCCGTTCTGGTAATATACCTAATAGCATCGCTATTTACCGCAGATGAACTTATTAAATCTTGTGCATTGTATGCCGATGCCTTGTATATTTGATGGAACAGTTTCCCTATTTCAAAATATTTCCAATTTGTCATCATAATTAGAACTTTTCATTCTGAACCAAAAAAGCGGCATAATCTCTTAACTTTTCTACAAAGTCCACCTCTGATAGTGTAGAATAATCTGTCTCCATATATGCTTCAGCACACCATTCCATAGATGATGTAACGGATTTACATACACTCAATCCTGGAATGGTTAATCTGCTACGATAGGTTTCATACCACTTCTTTTCGGTCTCAACCCACTTATCTTTAACATCAACTCGACCAACGCCCTTCCGTTTTTCAAAACCGTCCTCTCTGTAATATCCGAAGAATGTTTCATAATTTTTAGGGTGAGGCTTACCCAAATCAAACGCCATACAGCAAGCAACAGCACTTGCTCCAGGATAGAACATATCAATAGGGAATGAGAACACAGCATCAAGAGTATGTTCTTCTAACATACTCTGCTTTATATCTCCAATCAGTCCATCTGTTTTGATGGCACACTGCATTGGGAGAAGCACCAATAATCTACCTTGCTTAACTTTGTCAGCTACAAATTTGACAAAATACAAACCTTTAGTTGGGTCGGTAGATGACTTTCCCCAAGTGCTGGCAAAAGTTTTAGGTACTTGACTTTTTGACGCATTGTATGGTGGGTTCATCAATACCAAATTGGAATTGGTATCTGCTATCCAATCTCCTAAATCAAAACAAGAGCCACTTCGGATATTAGAATTTCCATCACCATGAATGAGCATATTGGTCGTTGCTAAACCATAAACGCTATCATCAAACTCAATTCCGTAAATCTGCTCCTCCTTTACTTTTTTGCGCTCTGCATCGGTTTCACACTCCCGCAGAATTTGCGTCATCGCTTGCACTAAAAATGTGCCCGAGCCACAAGTAGGGTCTAATACCCTTGTATTTCGATGTATCCCCGCCACCTTACACATAAAATGAGAAATGTGGTTCGGCGTAAATGCTTGATTCTTATCCTCTCTTGCTACATATTTATTGAATGTGGTAAAGAAATAACTCAATAAATCGTGCCCTTCATAACTCGCATCGTTGATATATGGCAGGATACTATAATGAATAAAATCTAATAGTTTATGATATCCATCAGAATCCAACCCCTCAACATATTGGCTCTCAATAACATTTGATTGCAATGCTGCCAACTTTTTTGCCTTATCAATGCTGTCTTTAAGCATTAACGATAATTTCTCCTTAATACCCGCATTGATTTGCTTGGTAGAAAGTCCCTTATATATTAAACCGTCTTTAAGAGCAAGTAAACAAGTACCCACAAATTGACTACGCAACTTTTCAGGGATGCCATTATCGTGGAGCATACGATTTAGGCGTGCTGTATTTTCCAATACGGCAGTTTTATCATTAATGTTACGCGGCTGAAAATATTCTACATACTCTGCCATAGACTTTAACTTTGTATCGTCAAGCTCTTCTTCATATTCTCCAATTTTCCAGACTTTGATATTGCTGTTGGAAGTATTAGCAAGAATAGCTATGATTCTGTTTTCAGGGAATAGTCTATGTTCTAATGATACATAGGAGAATAATTGTTCCTTGTCTTTATTTACATTGAATCTCTTTTTAGTTTCAATAAGCACGGATAGCTTACTCTTGTTGTTGTAAAATCTCAAATCAAGTTTATAATGTCCAGTTATTTTTTCTTCACAAATTTTTTGATAACTAAATTCCCCGTTTTCGATGTTGCTTGTCAGATATTCTCGTCCAACTTTATCTATCATAAGAAGACGCGAACTACCAAACTCCATTTGTAAATTATTATTAATCATAATAGTAAAGTTTATGCTACTGCAAATTTTACAAGTGAAGCAAACGCTTCGTTATTATCTCTGTGGTTAAGGCGGTAGCAGAACTCATTAACGTACTTCTGCATATACTTAACCGATACGTTGTGAAACACGCCATACACGCCACGTTTCAACACAGCCCAGAAACTCTCTATTCCGTTTGTGTGGATTCCATCTCCGAGCGAGAAAGCTACGGTATGGTCTATCTTCAACCGTACAAAGTTGCAATCATTTTCTTTGTCAAGGATATTATATCCTGAAAATTGGTCGGTCAGAACGGTAGTGTTTTTCTTGCATACCTTTTTCAATACATTGAAAAGTTGCTTGCCGCTTAATTGCTTACCTTCTTCGTTGTAATTGGCAACAACGGCATGAACTTTTCCCGTATTACGTTCTTTCACGCCGATTACAGGTGTCTTTGAAGTACCGCGACCTCTTTTCGTCTTATTCTCATTGCTATTGTCTTTATTATCGTCCGAATTTAAGTTCTTATTTATTTTACATCATTTAAGTGCCTGAAAATATTTGTATTTTATTTTGTTATTGTGTAATTATTTTGTATATTTGTAATACCAGAAAGGAGGTGATAAAAGCCTTTGATGTTCTTTGAAAATTAAAACAAAAAGCCCCAGCGGGTAAGGCTGGGGTCGTGCTGTGCGGATCGGCCTATTTTAATTGATCCGCTTAATAAAAGCCCGGACAAATGAGTTTTCGAATTGTTTCGGGTTCCGGGTTGGCAGTTCTGGAGGAGCTTCCGACCCTCCGGTCTTTATTTTGAAAAAACGGAGTGACTTGTGACACTTGCAAGCCTTACAAGTCCCCCAAATAAATAACAACGTTTAACCAACTTAGAAACGGTTAGCCATCCGACGTTACAGGGGCGAAGATATGAAAAACAACTCGAATTACCAAAACGAAAACACAAACGCCCGCCAATTTAATTACGAATGCGGTTCCGCGATCGGTTATTTTACCAAATCGGATTATATCAAACCCGGAATTTATAAGAATCCCGAAGGCTATACGCCTAATGCCTGGACGGGTAGTAATTGCCCGAAAGATCGTTTTTTGCCCGTAAAAGAAGTAGCCGGATATATCCGCGAATACATAAAAAAAGACCCGGAATTACGCGCGTGCAAATGGAGCGTAACGACTGAAAGCTATTCGGGCGGTCAATCCTTGACTGTAACACTTATGGCGGCGCCGTTCGATGTGTTTTCGGAGGGATGGAAAGAAAAACACCCCTACGATGTGGAACACGGATACACGCAGCACGGAGATCATGAAGAGGCCGTAACGCCTGAGGTATTCCGCGTAATATCGAAAGTAAAAGCATTTGCCCAATCGTTCAACTATGACGATAGCGAAGGAATAATCGATTATTTCGACCGAGGTTTTTACGATAGTTACCATATCGGCAAATGGGATAAACCATTTGTTAGAATTGAGCCGAAACCGGCAAAGCCAGCAGCAAAGACAAACACGAAGACCGAGGCCGACCCGGTCACCGTGGAGGGCCTTCAGTTAGTGGACTATTCCGAAAAAGCTATTGCGGTAATCGGCAACACGAAGCCAATATCCGAGCAACTGAAGAAAATCGGCGGCCGTTTCAATTCGCGCCTGTCTTGTGGGGCTGGCTGGATATTCAGCAAGCGCAAGGAATCGGAGTTGCGCACACTGTTAGCATTGTAATAACTTCCCGGCGGCGCTCTTTAAGGGGCTGCGATCGAATCGACCGCCGGGATCAAACAACCAAAAACAAAAGCCCTCCGATACAGAGGGCGGCCAGGGCTCCGAAGCGGGCACGCAGGGGAAGGGACGATAATTCACTCTACAAATGCAGCGTTTACCTCTGTACCGTCCAAACAAAAAAGCACGCAAAAGGGGTCGCTCCTGAAAAGCACGCAAAAAACATTGCAACGAAACAAACAGTATATTGAAAGATGAAGCAGCCAAAAGTAAAGGAGCCGGTACGCCTCCGGTCGAAACCGCTCAAGGACGGAAGCGAATCGCTGTACCTGGATATTTATTGGAACGGGATTCGGCAATATGAATTTTTGAAATTGTACCTTATTCCAGAGACCACGAAGGAAGCGAAAGCCCGAAACAAGGAAACGCTTGCTATTGCCACAACGTTGAAATCCGAACGGATTGTAGCTTTGCAGCGTGGAGAATACAACTTCTCGACGGCCGACACGAAAATAACGCTCCTCGATTACATCGAACAGGAGCGGCAAGGATACATAGACAGAGGTTCAAAGAGCTACGCCCAAAATTTAGGTTCTTTGTATTCGCATCTCAAAGCCTTTGCAGGTCCTAACAAGAAACTCGCCTCCGCAGATAAAAGATTCATTCAGAATTTTATAGATTATCTCGATCGCTGCGGAATACGCGGGTCAAGTTCTTCCGTTATTCTGGCGCGTTTAGGCAATATCTTAAATCGGGCAGTCAGATCCGGTCTGATCGACAAGAATCCCGCCGCAATGCTGGACAAGGAGGACAGGCCCAGGTTAGACGTAAGAGAACGGGAATATCTTACAATAGACGAGCTACGGCAGTTGGAAGCCGCTGCCATTGCCAATCCCCGTTGTGCCGTCGTCGCAAACGCTTTTCTTTTCGCCTGCTTCACGGGGCTGCGGTATTCCGACATTTCCCGGCTATGCTGGCGGCATATCGTCGAATCCCCGGACGGAGGTTATGAAATTCATCTCCAACAACAGAAGACGCAATCCCGCATTGTGGTGCCGCTGTCCGAAAATGCGATGCGCTTTCTGCCTTCAGGACGAAATACGGCATTCGATAAGGTTTTCAAACGGCTAAACTCCAATGCACAGATGAATGTAAAACTCAAAAAATTGGTTGAAGCTGCCGGGATATGTAAGCCGATTTCCTTTCACTGCGCCCGCCACACTTACGCGACGATGTTGCTGACATACGGGGCAGACCTTTATACCGTTTCCAAATTGCTCGGTCACTCGAATATCGCCACGACCCAGATATACGCCAAACTGGTAGATCAAAAACGCCGGGAAGCAGTAGAATTGATCCCGGCGCTGTAAAAATATTTGGATGTTTCGTAAGGTAAACCTATCTTTGCATTGTCTTTCAATGTCTGTAAATTCGTTCCGACCGCCCCCGGCCTGTCATCAGATGATGAGCCGGGGGATTTTTAATTGTTACGGGTCTTTGGATCACGCGGCAGACATTCTCCATAGCTTCGGTTTCAATATCTACTATCCTCACGAAAATCATATTTGGATTCCAATACTGCTTTAGACATAAGAGCGTTTTCCGCGATCGTCGCCAGAGCGAAACAAACGCCAGCAAAAAGGAGTAACGTAGGGAAACTTATCAATACGACAAGTCCAAAAATACCGAGTCCAGCATCACCCGCTGGCCTCGTACGGCGATGCAGGCCGGTATTACGGCGACTGACGCAAAGCGCGTAAAACACTGTTTTACAGCGAATTGTTTATAGGCGAATATTTCTTTGTGGTGTAAAACGCAGGAAAAACCAAGAAATAATTTGGAGGAGAATTATTTTTTTATTTACTTTGTGGTGTAAAGCACAAAGAAAACTAAGAAATAGTATGGAAACAGCAAAAGAATTGAAATTCGGAGAATACAAGATGCGCAAGGATTACATCGGAACGCTGGAGGCGATAGAGTTGGGCGAAACGGTAATCCTCCCGGTAGAAGTACGAGATTACTATTCAATCAACTCAGCGGCTTGCAGATGCAAGAGGGAAAAAAAAATGAAATTTTTGCTCCGCATGAATTGGGATGAGGGGTATATGGAAATCGAGCGTGTCAAGTGGAGGGCTCCGGACGGACAGCCCAGAAATGCACGCCCCGTCGGACAACCGTTGAGCCGTCCCCAATAGCGAATCAATCGAGCACCTATCCGCGCCCAACGTTCTTTCATTCGAGTAAGGTTAAGAGTTGAGATTAGTTGAGTTTGCCATTTCCGGGCGCGGATTTTCAAAGTCCGTATCGGGTTGAATGTCCCGGTGCGGGCACCAAAGGACGGCACGAAAGCCGTAGGGGTCCTAACCTGCCATAAACCCCGGCCGCAAGGTAGAAAGGTTTGAACGAATAAGCGGTTCATTGAAATACGAGAACCATCCGAAGGGATGTAAAACCCGGCGAGCGACTTGGCGCAGAAGGGCGGATATTAGGCCGATCAATACCAAAAAGCAGGCGACGATCCGGAGCGATCCGGGGAGCCGGTAGCGATATACCCTGCGATTCAGTCGTGGTCTTCGATGACGACAGGGTGCAAATTTTAATCAAAACAATTTACGTGCAATGCCAAACAAAGTATTTACCCCAGAGAACATTACCAAATTAAAACAGAACGAGGTCTTTGTATTCGGCAGTAATAAGGCCGGTAACCACGTTGGCGGCGCAGCTCGTGTCGCGGTCGAGAAGTTCGGCGCGATCATGGGGCACGGCGAGGGCTTACAGGGCCAGTCCTACGCTATCCCTACGCTCGATGAACAGATGGACAAGGTGTCTACCGAGGAATTGACGCGATCGGTACGGAGATTCGCAGACTATACACGGTACAATACCGATAAGGTTTTCTATGTAACCAAGATCGGATGCGGCATCGCTGGATTCTCGGTCGAAGAGATTGTGGAAGTATTCAAAAGCGTCTCGTTCGGCGATAACGTGGTGCTTCCGCAAGAGTTCGGCGAAGAAAAACATATCGATGGATTTAAAGGGTTCAATGCAGATATGACCTGCCTGGGCTTCAAATTCGAGGAGGGCAAGACTTACGAAGAGGATGTTGAGTTGAAAGTTTGTAATCGAGGCTTTCATTTCTGCGAATCACCGTTCTCTGTCCTTAGCTATCGTGATATGCTGGATGATGAATGCAAGTTCATCCCTGTGCATCATGTAACAGCTTTGGGGCGATGTCATTCCGACTCGGATAAAACGGCGACGACAAAGATTCACATCGGGGCAAAACTCGATTTCAAAGGATTCATTAAAGCTGGTATAGATTTCATTTACGAGAAGTGCATCAAAGAGGGTCCGACCGACAATGTTAATTCGGGCGACCACGCACAGATCGGCTCCCCGGGCTACGGCGCAAAGATCGGCTCCTCGGGCTACCTCGCACAGATCGGCTCCTCGGGCTACGGCGCACAGATCGGCTCCTCGGGCAACGGCGCACAGATCGGCTCCTCGGGCGACCACGCACAGATCGGCTCCTCGGGCTACGGCGCAAAGATCGGCTCCTCGGGCTACGGCGCAAAGATCGGCTCCTCGGGCTACCTCGCACAGATCGGCTCCTCGGGCTACGGCGCAAAGATCGGCTCCTCGGGCGACGGCGCAAAGATCGGCTCCTCGGGCTACGGCGCAAAGATCAGCTCCTCGGGCGACCTCGCAAAGATCAAAAGCGAAGGTAACAATGCTGTTGTAGCAGCCATAGGTATAGATTCAAAAATAAAGGCAAAGAAAGGTAGCTGGATTACCCTCGCTGAATATGGCGAGGATCTGAAACCAGTGTGCGTAAGGTCTGCACAGATCGATGGGAAATCGCTCAAGGAGGATGTTTTCTATCAACTGAAAGGCGGCGAGTTTGTCGAAGCAGCAGAATAACAGCAAATATCATCCACAAGTAAATCTTTACCAACATGCAAACCTTCTTTTCCGAAAGCACAGTCAAAAGTCTGTGGGGCACGCTTGCGGGCCGCCTCTGGCGTGCGTGGTACCGCCTCAAGAACAAGGTGCGCCGGACAATCGACAAGTCCCGCCGCCGGGCACATAAACTCCAAAACCAACCCCGTGTCTATCGGGTCGAAATTCGGTAAGAGTATGGCACACTTAATTACACTCGTAGTAGTTTCCGTTCCTGTTTGCCTGGTGTTCGGCTGGGTGCTGTCCGGTCCCCGGCGTATGCGGATCACCCGCTATCTGTTGAATGAAATTTTCGAACAGCGATGAATACTTCCTACTACGTCACCGACACGGCTCAAATGCCGCCGTCCACTCGGAAAGAACCCTCGGAAGAGTATTACTTCTTCGAGAGCACCCGTTTCAACCGGCCGCAAACGACAATTCATCTGACCGATCAGGAGATTCGGACTTTCGCCAAACGCATCGCCGATTACATCACCCGAAGGACATTTTCGGGTCCTATGGAATCTTTCGACTTTCAGATAGAATATCACGGCGTTGCGGTGCAAGGACGCTATACGGTGGAAACCGAGCGGCAGGGCGCGGTGCATTCGATGGGAATGACGGAATGGATCGACGTCCCGATACGGGAGGAAACGAGCATAGCGAGCGCCTGGTGTACGGCCACGGACGAGGAGGTTCCCCGGGTGATGAAGAAACTGAATGAATTGTTAAAATAGCTGACATGAAAACGAGAATCGAGATTTACGAAATCAATCGCCCGCAAAACATTGTTGCCTCGGGTTCTTGGAATAGGCAACTCTCGGCTGCCGAGATACGCAAGGAAACCAAATATATGATGCGGTATAGCGATTCTAAAAAGTTCGCATCACGAGTGATAACCGACAGAGATTGAGAATATGGAACTGCGTAAAATATCCGAAGAACAGAAAAGATTACTGGATCGGCCACTGCCTTCAGAGGCAATATCGCCGCATCCGACAAAGAACTACCTGTCCACGATCAAAGCGATCTACGTTACCGAGCGTATGAATGACGTATTCGGAGTAGGTAGCTGGCGTGTCCGCTCCGAACAGGTTGCCCGAGATAATAAGATGGTGGTTGTCAAGGTAACATTCGAGATACCTGAATATGGTATCTATTATGAATGTTATGGAGGCAACGATAATTCAGATTTGGGTGATGCCCACAAGGGGGCTACAACCGATGCTTTGACAAAGATCGGGTCCTGGCTCGGGATTGGTGCCGATGTATTCAAGGGTAAATCGAGCAATATGTCAGCAAAATGCGCGGCAGCTGCTCCGGACCCTCTCGCTTCGGCCCGGCCCGATACACCCCGGGCAAAGCATCGGATTACGGCAGATATGCTTGACGATCCGATCAAGTGCGATTGTCTGCTTAATTGGGGTTATGACTTATGGACCGCTTCAGGCTATGCGGCAGATTTCGATATTGCCGCACGTCTTCTGAAATCTTATGACGCCGATACTGACGTGCTTAAACGTTATGCGGCTTTGTTCAATTCTTATAAGATGGCTCGGCATGGAAAATAATTCATTATTGCTCTGTGAAACGGTCTCGGTCAGTGAATTGACCGCCCGGGCGGTCAGGGCTGTTGTAAACGGGGATATTGACCCGATAACGGCCCATGTCAATATCAGCAGGATGGAAGCGGCAATCAAGGCGTTCAAGGATAATGAAGAGATCCGGGACATCACACTCCGCGAATTATCCAAATACGGGAAATCGCACCAATTCGGGGATTGCCGGTTGGAAGAAGCCGAGGTCGGTGTCAAATACGATTATGCGAATTGCGGTGACAGTAAGTTATATGATATGTACGCAACTCTTGAATCCTTGAAAGCTGACATTAAAGAGCGAGAAACAATGCTTCGGCAACTGCCTGTTTCCGGGCTTGCCGATCCCCAAACGGGTGAGATGCTTTACCCGCCCGTTCGAAGTAGTAAAACGAGTATCAAAACAACATTCAAAAAACAACCGTAGCTATGTCAGAACTTATCAATGTATCGATTTGCGTTTCGGATATTCCCCGCGATCAAATTAAAATCGCCAAGAATGGCAAGAAGTATATCGCCGTATGCGTTTCGCAGCTCCGGGAACCGGATTCCTACGAAAATACCCATTCGGTATTTATGCGTCAGACCAAGGAGGAACGGGAGGCGAAAGTACCCCGTGTTTTCATTGGACGCGGTAAGGCCATAAACTTTAGTTCGATACCGGTTACGGCGGAGAGTGTTGTGGATATGCCTCCGGCGGATAGGGTAGATAACCTTCCATTCTAATATTCGGAATCCCATGATCGGTTATGAAATCAAGTCTTGGGAGATTCGGCAAATAGTACGTATTCTGCGTGATTTGGAGTTTTGCGATGCCTCGACCATTCGGGGTCGGAATGCTATTCGGATGGGCAGAATCCTGTATAAAAAAAATAATAAAACGCCATGCAAAGAATCGAACAAATACGGAAGGAAGCTCGGAATATTCAGATGGCTCTTGAATGTATGAATAATCCCAATATCGAAGCCATGATAGAGCGTTTGGACCAGCTGGGTGTTTATTACGCTCGCAGCGGTGAATTGTTGAGTGAGGTTGTCGGAATGCGTGACGCAGCGGTGGCCACGCTGTTTCACGATGAAAAAGAAACGATTATCAGTTTGTCACCATCGTTGGCGACGAAATTAGTGAACAGCTCGGCGGCAGAACTAAACGCGCTGGAGAAGTGGTTGGACCGTATCAATGCCGCTTGCAAGCATCAGTGCGACAACCTTCGCACTATGATAAGCTACGAGAAAGAACGATTAAAATTGTAAACAAAGAAGATGATGAAGTGTTTGATAAACAACTGAAATAATACGATAATATGGCCAATAACAAGGTCGGTTCTGGCTATGGCTACCCCGGACGATCTGCGACGCGAAAAGCCCGAATATTACGCCCAGATACAAGGCAACTACTTTGCGACAGGACGACGATGGTGCGACTTCGTAAGCTATGATCCCCGGTGCGCCAACCCGCTGTTGGCCGTCAAGATTCTCCGCATCCCACGAGATGAGGAGTACATCGGTCGCATCCGGGAGGCAGTGTTGGCAGCCGTAAAATACAAACAGGATATAACATCCAGAATGGCGCTCCTGGCACGGCAACAGCGGGCATCCATTCCCTAAACAATATCCCAGGCATGACGACAAGAAAGACATATCCCCCATGGTCGGAAAAGGAATTGGAAACATTGAAAGAACTCTATCCCGATAACGACAACGAATATATAGGTCGCTTGTTGAATCGCACTCCGGGGAGCGTAAAGATACGCGCCGTATGGAATGGCTGCCGCAAATCCTATGAGTTTATACAACGCCGAAGAATGACGACGGATAACAAACCCCGCAAAATGGTCGGATGTATTCCGAACCCCTTGCCGGTTATTGAACGGTTATTGAAACAACACGGTTACAAAAAATAAAAACAAGCATGACAATATGGTATGGCCAGAATCAGAACCATAAAACCACAATTTTGGGATGATCTGAAGATCGGCCGCTTATCGCGCGATGCCAGGCTGCTTTACATCGGACTTTGGAATTTTGCCGATGATTTGGGCGTAGTAATAGCCGACCCCGTTTGGCTGAAGTCTAAAATATTCCCTTACGACAAAATACAACTCCAGCAATTCGAAGGCTGGTTGAAGATGCTCGAAGAAACCGGATTTATTAGTCTGCTTTCCGTTAAGTCGGAAAGATTCTATTATCCTCTCCTTTTATAGTCACTGATCGTTCAGTGATCGTTCCGTGATCGTTCA